TTTTCCATCTTTTGTTTTCAGAATTTCTTTTTCTTTTTCACGACCTTTCACAATTGCAACGTGAACCCATGCTGGATTTGTGTCTGATCCTTTTTCCCAAATCAGTTCTGTGAATTCAAGATTTTCTTTGATGAATTCAAATATCTGTTTATTGGTGATCAGCGTGTTGTCGTTGTCAATATCAATTGCACAACCTTTTGAATGGAAACTGGAATTTGATCCACCGATTTTTTTATTCAATGCAGCGGATCTGTAACCAGATGAAACATAAATCTTGAAACCGAAATGATCACGAATCGGTTGAAATATTTTTTCAGCCAGATAACGCATATTTTCCAGATGCTGTGCTGTTGGTTGATTGCTTATGTTGTGACGCTTTGCTGATTCTGATCTGACCATATCGGCCAATGTCAAATTTGTTGAAAGATTCATTTTTCTTCTTTTTTGAATTTGTCTGATTCCAACTTTGCACGTTTTACCATTTCAACAATCGATTTCCAGATGTTTTTTCCTGTGACTTCGAAATAATTTTCATTGATTGATTTCCCTTCTGTTACAATGCAATACAGCGTGAACCCTTTTGTCAAAATATAATCAATTGATGTGTAATTATCCGAAATCCCAGTCAAAATATAATGTTCTGTTAAAAAGATCATATTGATTCCACCAACATAAAGGAATGATTTCGTGATTGTGTCTGATAATCTTCTGGACCGTACCTTTTTCCAACCGTACAATTTGACTGTTTTCCATATTCCAAAATATGTGTCAAATATTATTGCAGCAATAGCCAGAAGCATCATTGGAATCACTGGTGACATAACACCCAGTAACGAAATTAATAATGTTGCAAAAGTTGATTTCATTCTTAATCTTTAAACGGTGGCGGCAATATTTCATCAACTGGATTGATCTTCAAATTGATTTGCTTTTCCAGATTTTTTTGCATTTCTGGAACATCAAGTTCAGCTTCAAGCCATGAAACAACCTGTTCTTTTGTCAAACTGTTGTAATCTGTGAAATCTTCTGGTGTTGGTTCACCAACTTTTGTTGCACCGTATATTTCAGCGAAATAAACTTCATCTTTCACCGTTTCTTTTGCGTTGTATCGCCAATGAACGGTTTGAACAACATTGGACATCACACCATCATGAATGATGCATTCCATTGCTGATATTTTCCAATTGAATTCCATACCTTTTTAATTTTCTGATTCTTCTTTTGGTCCATTTAATTCAACGAATTTCTGGATCGTAATAATTGATTGAACAATGTGTGATGTGTCACTTAAATTAAACGCACCTTTTGTTGTTGCAATGTTCAACGCTTCTTCAATTACTTTTAATGCTTCCTGTGGATTCATAATTCTAAAATTTTAGTTTCTATTTTTTACAAATATAATGATTTTATACATATGCAATTTTTCGCCATGATCCACCATCAAAAACAAATAATGATCCAATGTCATTATTCCAAACCATTAGACCAGTTGCTGGAGATGAAATTGCATTCATTTCTGCATCACTCATTCTAGGAGGTAAAAATCCTTTTGTTGTTGATGTTAAATCGAGTATTGCTGATGAATGAATTGAACTTGTTCCAATTCCTACTGATCCGATTGTAAAATAATAGTTTGCTGCTTGAAGCATAAGCGGAAAATATGATCCTGATGCTCTATTGTAAGAATAAACGCCTACATATCCAGCCGATCCATTATCTGGATCAATTTCTAATCCAGCCGCCCCTCCGTTTGAAACGACAAATTTCCAAATAGGATTTGTTGTTCCTACCCCAACGTTTCCACTAGATGCAACACGCATTCTTTCAGTAAATGAAGCTCCTGAAGACATGTGACCAAATCTAATATGATCTCCGACTCCAGTAAATATTTGAACTCCGTCGCTATTTGGAGTACCGATTCCATAATTTGTTGAGCTTGGTACTAAATATAAAGAATTAGAAACAGGTAATAAAATGTTTCCTCCTACATGCAGTTTTTCTAACGGATTCGAAGTTCCGATACCAATGTTTCCACCTGCTGTTATACGCATTCTTTCGCTGTTGCTAGTCAAGAATGTTTGTGGTGCATAAGCTGAACTTTGTTCATACAAAGTACTTGAAACATAAATATAACCTCCTATCGAATTAGAAAATTGAAACTCTAATAATGAAGATACAGAACCATTAATTGCTAAAATTTGTCGACCAGATGCTGGATAAATAAAACTAGTAGTTCCTATTCCTACGTTTCCACTTGCGGCGATTACCATCTTATCAATTGTATCGCCATTCGGTCTGAAATAAATTGATCTCCCAGTTGCTGAAGCTATATATAAACCGTCTCCAGAACCTCCTAAAGATTGAGAAAAAATACGGTTATATCCGTTTGTTAAACCGCCCCAGCCAATTGTATAATAGTTACTATAAAAAGCATCTTCACCAATCAGAATTTTGTTTAATACATCAAGTTTAGCCAATGGATTTGATGTTCCGATTCCAAAATTACCAGCAGATGTGATTATTGCTTTTTCTGATCCGTTTGTTTTGAAATTAATATTATCTGAAGCAACCCAAATCTGATTATTTACTGAATTTCCAAAGTCAATTGTACCAGTTTGTAATCGCAAAGCACCATTTACATCTAACTTTCTGAAAGGTGTTTCTGTTCCTATTCCTACATTACCACCTCCATAAGCGAGAAAAACATTATTGTATCGACCGATGTATGTATTGCTGTTTGAATCGTTTGCAAAATACAAATTAGCTTGATCTAAATAACCTATTTGAGACGTTCTGTTATACGTTGTATCAGTAATAGTTAATAAAGTAGTTGCACCTGATAAATGCAATTTTGATGCTGGATTTGAAACACCCATACCAATTTTGCCATCGTAAGTAATACGCATTTTTTCAGATCCAGTTGACCCATCTGTAAAAAATGTAAGCGAGCTGTAACCTTGCAAACGAACTTCATTTGACGGTTGTCTTGTTAAACTAAAAATAGTCGAGCCACCTCCATCGTCTGCATAAATTCCACGACCATCGTAAGTGTTTGTAATATAATGATATTGCTCGTTTTTTATAGTTCCTGCAACTCCTAATTTTGCATTTGGTAAAGTTGTACCAATACCAACTTGAAACCCATTATCATAAATTTGTGAATTCTCAATTGTGCTTGATGATCCAAATTTTGCAACATAGTTCAATGTCCCAGTTCCAGTCACAGGATTTGTCAATGCCATTTGAAACGCACTGGCATGATAACCATCTAATGTATCAGCATTACCAGCATTTATTGCATATGCAACTGATTGCAATCCAATGTTGCTTGTGTTTATTGCTGTGGCCAAATCTTGCTTTGCATTTAATGCACTTTGAAGATCAGTTTGATTGCTTAATGTCCCAGTAATTGAACCCCAGATTGCATTTGGCTGTGAAATTTGAACGTATGTTGATCCAGACCAACGATATACATTATTATTGTCTAATGTGATATAAATTACACCTGTTTCACCAACAGATGGAAGTGCTGCATAATTTGCAACTTCAATCACATCATCAACATAGCTTGGCAATTGTGTGCTTGGAACTTTACCATCGCCACCCAAACTTGCATAACCGTTTGCAATACCTTTGTTTGATGTATTTTCTTTTGCATCAAGTGATGATTGCAAATTTGAAACATCATCAATTGCAATCAATCTATTTTCCCACAATGATGTTGTTGAATTAAACAGAATCGTGTTTTTGTTTGCTGGTGATGTGATTGCGACATTGTGAAGTTCTTCAAGTTCAAATCCGTTTTGGACCTTCACAAATATTTCACCATTGTTGTTGTTTGATCTGGTAACAATACCAATGAAAACAAGGTGCTGTGGTGCGTGTGGTTTGTTTAAATATCCGAATATCAAGTTTCCATCAGTTCCAAGCCAAACAGGATCACCAGCAATCGCTGTTGATGTATTCAAACCAGCCAACAAACCTTCTGTGATCACAAATCCTTTTCCGTTCGTGGATAAACTTTGTGCAATCAATCCGATTGTTTTGCTGGAAGTCATTTCAGAAGCGTTTGATGCCTTTGAAACAATCATATTTGTTCCATCAGCACTTGAAACATATACAGCTTGACCTTTTATTAATGGCACACCAGCTTTCACTTCGTGTTTCAATTGGCTGGTCCAGTTTGCGAAATTGTCGATCCATTCCGCATTGTAATCTGTTCCATCTATTTTTGCTAATATTTGACCAGTTGTTCCACCTTCTGGAATTCCGTTTTCAGCTTTTTGAAATTGACCTGTATATGTTTCAAGAAAAAGCAACAATGATGCTGCATTGAATGGAATTGTCCCTGTTTCATCATACCAGTTTGATGCATCAGCAATCAAAATAACCGCACGATTTCCAACCGAACTTTGAACCGTGTAATCATTCGAATTTACAACCGTAAATGAATTATAAATGTTGAACAGATATACGTTGATTCCATCTTCAATCACAACGTAATTATTGTATAAATATGCTTTTTTCATTTTTTTTAGCTTTTTCCAGTGTTTTGTGAAAGAAATAATTTCAATGATGATTCATTGTATGCTATTGATCCAGATTCATCATAAAATGTTCCAATTTCTGATGTTAAAATCTGATAATTCAACCCTGTTTGATTCACCAATTTGAATGAATTTGGATAAATCTGGAAATATGATCTGTAAATGTTGAATAATAGCACGTTTGTGCCATCATCAACAATTACATAATTTCCTTTTTTATAGATCTTTTTCATCAATAAAATGTTCTTTGATTTTTGAATTTATCTGAAACAACACACTTCAATGATGCCATTCTGGACCAATCAAAATATGTGATTTCTGGTGATGATTCAACAATCACTGGTGTATCTTGATAACGATATGAATGATTGTGTGCATTGTAATCTGAAATGAACAGCTGATTTTCAGACAAAAGATACGTATCAACCAACGGTTTGATGTAACATTCTTCTGATGGATCAGTGATCAGATCATATTGATTCAAGTTTTCACGAATCACACGTTTCATTTCACGGTTCGAATAAATGATATTGTCAATTTGCGTGTTCGGTTGACGGTTTCCAATGAATCCATTGAATCGGAATGTTGATTCAACATTTGATCCTGTGAAATCTATTCCATCAGCTTCTTGTTTTGAATTGAAAATTGCACGAATTCTGGCTGTTTTTAAAGCGTTTTTTGTAGTGAATGGAAGCAACTTATATTTTCCCCATGTAAAGTTTGCCACAATCCCCGCAATGTTGAATGAAACGATTAATTCGTAACAACCAGCACCATCAGATGTTAATACATCAGACCATTCAATGGTTGTGTACCTTGCAAATGGTTCTTTTGGAAATGTTTGGATTGCTGGTGAATAATTCGCAACAGATCCTTCTTTTTTTAATATGAATGAAACTGTATCTGTAACATCGGCCAACTTGATCCAAGCTGAAAGAATGTCATTTTCCCATGATTTTGTTGATCCATTGGCCAAAACTAATTGTTCACAACAACAGCTTTTCAAACCACGATTTTCTTCAATGAATAATGATGGAAGTTTTACTGATTTGTATGTGTTTTTGATTCGATCTTCATGTCCACAATCACCGCCACCACAAGAAACACCTTGTGAAACAACATTTGTATATCCAAATCCAACTTCATTCCATTCACCAGTTGGACAATTTATGGTTTGATCACCAAATGTTGCAATAGTTGCATCATCTTTTATCAATTCATATTGCAATGATGCTGCATTCCATCTGATAAAATACACACCCATTCCAGTGACTGTTCCAACGTATTGTGTATATCCACCAGATGTTCCATCAGCTTCAAATGTTCCCGAATAGCTGTTGTCACCATATTGGAAATTTACAATAATACCACAATCACAATTTGATTCGCAATTTACACCGAAAACATTAATTGATAAAAAGCTGGAAAAATAGATCACCCACGTTCCAAACAATGGACAATCAGAAACTGGTTCTTGAACCATTGTTGCAACCGTGTTTCCAGCTGGATAAATATCATCTTTGATCACCCATTGATTCCCACCAGACCAATAAACAGAAACATTTCCAGATGTAAATCCAGAATAAGTTCCTTCATAGAATGGTTGTCCATTTAGTGTTCCGTTTGGTGATAAAGAAATGATTTCATTTCCACTTCTTTCATCATTCACATATAGTTTTATTCCGCAATCGCACATAATTTTTTATTTTTTGCAACCTTTTACTTTGGTTGTGATTGAAACACCGTTTGTTGTGTCCATTTTTGTTGTGTCAAAATAGCATTCGAACTGGACCACGTTCAATGCTGGAAATGTTTTTGCCATTACTTGACCAGAAACTGGTTGCAATGGATTCAATGAATTGTTGTCAAATGGAATCACGGTTGAACAGGTCCATCGTGGTGATCCTTCTTTTGGTTCAACTGTTATTTGTCCCCAGATGTTATCTGTGTCCCAGTTTCCAGATGTCAATTCATGCGTTGCTTTTATTCGCATCAAATCATTGTCAATAATTGCATAGACCAATTGGCCACTCGATTCAAGAAAAAGATCAATTGTCTGATCAATTTCAACATTTGAATCATAATCTTTAATTTCAAGTGTATCTGTAAAAGTGTATGAAAGTCCTTCTTTTATCAATGTGCATTCCAATCGAATGGTCCAGTTTCCTGTTGTATCATATGGAAGCCAATTTTTTGTTTGATCATTCGGATAAAAATCCGCATTTGCGTTCAATTGCTGCAACCAGTATTCCCATCTGTAAAGAAAAGGAAAGTATATTGAAATTCCATATTGTGAAACCGTGTCAATTGATGGATCGAGTTTCAGAATTGCTGATCTTTTTTCAGATGTTGTTGGCAATTGCGTTTGAATCGGCAATGTTTCATTCAGAATTACTTTTCCACCAACAACTGGAATTCCTGTGAAGTCAAAATTTGCTGATGTCAATGTGAATGTTTCACCAGATACGCTGTTGAATGCTTCGATTTTGGCATTAAATGATGATAAATTTGCGTTTAAATCAACCAAAAAGTTTCCAAAAAATGCAATATCATCTTCAATGTTTGCTGAATATCCAGATTGAACACCAGTTGTTTCTGTGATGTTTTCTGAATGATCCAAATATGTGTTGTTTTCGAAATCTAATGGACCGCCAACAGGTGGATTTGAAATCAATTGATCATTGAAAACAAGCACGTTCACGTTTCCAGCTTTGAACCAAACACGGAATAATCGATCACCATCTTCACGACCTTCAAAAAATGTTGTGAATGCTGGATTCGGATCAAACGTGAAATTCACTGTTTTTTGTGTTCCAACAGTTGTGATGCTGTTTATTTCAATAGAATAATTTGCACCATCTGGATTTGTAGGTGAACCATTTGGAATGTTTAATGCATACAATGTTGAATCAATTGTCATTCCAAGTTCTGATTGATTCACAAACTTGTTTTTGTAATATGATTCATCATCTGGAATGTAACTTGATCCAATTGCATTATATGATGAAGCTGAATCAATCACGAATGTTCCAGTTGTTGGTGCATCAAATGCCAATTCTGAAATACCAGAAACCAATGTTGCATTCAAAACAGATGTATTGAACCCTTCATCAAACCAACCAGTGTTGGCATCTTCTGAAAAAATATGAATGTAATTTGAAAAAGATTCACCAACTAATGATTGCCATTTTGATTTGACAAATAATTTTAAACAATTTGAATAATCAAATGGTGTTGAATCATAAATTCCAGATTGAACTGTTCTGATTATGATTTCATAATATCGATTTTTTGGACCTGTTGATGTCAACTTCATACTTGCAATAGTTTGAAATTGACCAGATTGTTTTGCAACCTGTACACCAGAATAATTTGGACCAGATCCAGACAAATCAAAATTAAATGCTGTTACTTCACCATCAATCAATGAAAATTCTGATCCAGCTGTTCCATTTTGAACATGATTGATTTCTATTTGAACACCTTCACGTTTTCTTGATGAAACGTAAACAACCAGATCTTCATCATTTCCAAGATTTGGCTGTGCTTGAATGTCATCAAGTTCAATTGTATTTCCATTCACAGCAACAACAAATGTGTCCCAGATCAGAATTGGTGATCCGTTTGATGCATGAATCACACAGGTGACATCATCATTTGTTCTGAATCCTTCTTCCATGAAATCACCATTGATCCATTCAATGATGTTGTTTGTCATGTCAAACTGGCAAAAATTCGATTGGTTTGCTGTTAACAATATGTTTTCACGCACTGTTAAAACGCAATCAATCTGATCACCAGCATTTGCTTCGTAATAATTTAGATCGTTTCCGAAAATATCGGTGAAATTGCGATCAATTAATGTTATCGGCATACTTTTTTTGTAATTCGTTCAACTTTGAAACATCACCATTTTTGGTTGCTTCTGTTATTTGTGCGATGTCCTTCTGAATTTGTTCCTTGATTTCAAGGTGTTCATTTGGGATTTTCGCAATTATTTCTTCATTCAATTTCATCAATTGTTTGAACTTTTTTTGCATTTCCAATGCTAATTTGATTGAATTCATTATCCGTTTATTAATTGCGTAAAAACACGACCTGTTGCATAATTAAATGGAACTTTGTATGAAATTTGAGCAAACGATTTTTCATCAATCCATTCAATTCTTAATATTTCACACAGCAATCCATCGATTTCCGCATAGTTATTATTCAACAAATTTACAAAATCGCTTGAATTTAAGCGAATTCTCACGTTTTCTTTGATCAACCAATCGTTTTGTGTGATTTCATTTATCTGATGCCATTTGTTCCAGATTGAATTTGCTGAAACTGTGTTCAAATATTGATCATTTTGTTTTCCATTGACTGTATAAAGTGCCTTTGTAACGCTGAAAAAATCCTGTGAAACCTTCATGCAATCTTTTCGATCGCCAATCTTTTGTGCGTAATTTGTTCCACCGCCAAACAATCCAGATACAATGTCAATTGTTTCAAACAATCCTTTTGCATACTGTTCAAACCAGTTCAATTTTGTTTTCCTTGCACCTAATGCAAACGGAATTGAAACATCATTCAATCCTTTTATGTTGATCAAATCTGGATTCACAATTGATGTTGGTTCAGTTGATAATTCCGTATCATGTGAATCATATAATGCATCTAATGTATGCGTGTCTGAATAATCAAGTTGATAATGAATGTAGTACCTTTTCCATGCATCAGATGTGTTGAATGAATATTGATCATCACGTTCACTTTGCAATGATAATGCTGGTGATAATTGGTTTGATGTTACATTTTGCCAATAGTCCCTTCTTTCAAGTCGAACAATCGAGTTGTTGACATAAATTCTGGCATTGAACATTGTTTCCAATGCTTCCAGAAACATTCCAAATGTTGGTGTTGTATCTGATGAACTTGGAACACCTTTGTTGAATGGTGCAAAAAATTGATCTGGCAAAAATTCCCAGATTGATTTTCTGTTTTTGATCAATGGAACTGGAAGCAATGTCCAGTTTGGTTGCTGATCAAATATTGTTGATTCAAATGTATATCCTAAAAATTGACACCCTTTTTGGCATAATTCCTTGAATTTAGTTCCAAGCAAATTCCGTTTTGGTGGAAAAATCAAAGTGAATAATTGCGTTGCAAGTTCAATCAAGGCCACTAACAACAAAGAAAAATAAATCAACCGTGCAACCATTTTCAATGATAATGAAATAACAGCACCTAAATTGATCGATGGTGGAATTCCAACATTTGGTGTTGATGCTTCAATCAATTCTGTTGTTGCTTGAACAAGATCACGTGCAGCTTCAATTGTTTCTTTGGTCATTATATAAACAGAAATAGCCAATGTGATTCCAACTTCCAGCTGATTGTCCTTGATCACGAAATATGGAACATCAAATGTGTTGAATTGAACACCTTTGGCCAACATCAATTCAAATGATGTGCCATCAGCACGTTCTTTGAACTGGTCCTTTGCATAGCGTTTTTTTATCTTTACTTCGCATTCATGTTGTCTGAAATATGATTGATCAAGCAAATCAATGTAATAATCAAGCGAAATTCCACCTTCCATTTCAATTCTATATGGAATGCCTTCAAACAATCCAACAGATTGAATGTGCTGTTGAACAATTTCCATTCCTTCATTTGGCAAAATAATGGTTTCAACATTCAATGAAAGGACATCTGGATTTCCTGTAAAATCTGAAACAACCCCGATTTCAGTTCGATTTCGGGGTGTGATTTCAATTCCGTTTATAAAATGTTTCATCTTTTTACTTTGAATTTATTGTACGTTACCGTGTTTCCAACCTTTGTTGATTTCACAACTTCCATAATTGATGAAGTAATTTCACCCATTTCAATGTTGGTTTCTGGTTTGTTTCTGATTGTTGCATTCAATTCATCAATCTTGTTTGCAATCAATAGCGTGTCCATTGCTGATGCAATTTGCATTCCATCACGAATGATTTTTCCGTTCTGATATTCCTGTGCCATTGTTGCCAACTGTTCATTTGTCATTGATCCGATTTTTTCATTCAATGTTTTTGGAACAACACGTTCATTCGGGTGTAAAATCGCATGAAATCCACCTTTTCCATCAACACCTTTTCCATTTGATCCTGTATCTTCTGTACCTTTTTCAAATGCTGGTAATGAATTGATGAATTGTGATAAAAGTACGGTATCACGAATTGTTTCTGCTAATGGATTTTTGACCTTTTCATCAGCTAATTTGTTGCTGTACGTACTCCAAACCGATTCAGCCAATTTGATACGTTCTTGACGCTTCAATTCACGTTCTTTTTTCAAGTTTGCTTCATTGATGATCCGTTGTTGTTCTGCCAATGATTGCTGTGCATTGATATTTCCATTTTTGGCCAATTCTTGCAATACAGAATACTGATTTTCAGCTGCGGAAATTTCTTTGTCTAATTGTGCAATCTTTTCATTTGATCTTTTCATGAAATAATCAGATGTCGCTTTGACAATTTCCTGTTGATTTTGTATTTTTTCATTGATTTTATCTTGATTTGTTTCGAATTTATCAGCATATTCTTTTTCCGCATTCATCAAATCATTCATGTTTGATTTGCGTGTTGCTGTATATTCATCATCAAGTTTCATTTTTTCCAATGTGAATTCCTTTTCAGCAAATTCTGGTCCATTCGTTTCAATTGATGCTTCTTTTTTGCGTTCCAGAATAGCCAATTTCAATTCATATTCCTTTTGAATAAGCTGATCCAATGTTTCCATCGAAGTGATACCAGTTAATTCAGCATTTTTCAGCTGATTAGCCATTTCATCATTGATCTGTTTCTGTACTTGATATAGTTCTGTATCTTCAAGCAATTTGTAATATTCAGCATAACTTTCGTAATTTTTGTCAACAGCTTCTGTATTTTTTTTGGTTGATTCCGTTTTTTTATCTTCTTGTTCAACGTATCTTTTTCCATTTCCAGTGATTTGATTTTCAACTTGTGTTAATTGGTTTCTTCTTAAACCGATTTTTTCAAGATTTTTTTCATTTTCAGCAAGTTTTTCATTCAAAACAACCAATGAATCACCTTCTTTCAAATAATCAGTTTCACTTCTTGATTCCTTTAATCTTTGAATTTTTGATTCAATTACTGATAATTGAAC